GCTGACTCGAGCTCCGAGTACCTCACGGCGAAATCGGTGTCGCCGTTCATCTCGATCACTGCATCATTCGTGAGCTTGATCGTCGCGGCCTTGGCTGTCCCGGCCTCGTTGAGGGAGTAGAGCTCCTGCTCGCCCTTGGCGACCGCCGAACCTTGGCGATCGTCGACGGCAACCGCCACGCGATACGAGGGCGAGATGTCGACGATCACGACCTCGGCGCCGTCCGGCGGGAGATAGTCCCGACCGCCGCAGTCGTAGTATTCCACGGTTTGGATATCCTCGCCGTCGGCGAGCTCGACCGTTAGCAACCGGACGTCCGTGTCGCCGTCTTTGTTCGGGCCCTCTTCGCTATCAAGCACTTTGCCTGTCACTGTCATAGCCACGGCTCCTTTAGGGGCTCACCCGTGAACGTTTCCGGCGGGACGAGCTCAAGATTCGCGACGGCGCCGCTCTCAGAAAACGAGTATTCCACGGAACGGATTAAAAAGTCATACCCGTCAGGAATGAACAGCGACGCGCTTTTCAGGGTGACGATCGTGTTTTCTTTCCACAAGTCCTTAGTCCCCGGGACTTGCCAGCCGTCGACGGGGAGGGATACCTTGAGGCCGTCTGCTAGGCGCCTGGACCGTTCCCAGTCTGCGGCCTCTTGCAACTTCTCGCCCTTCGTGTCGTCCGCCTGGAACCGGTACATGCGAGCTGCAGGAACCATGTCGTCCTTCGCCGTCGCCGTGGGCGCCGAAGCGTTCGCGCCCTTCTTCCGAGGCGACTGTGAGATCGCGGTGTAAGAATTGAAACGCGCTCGGCCGTCGAAGCGGATCGTCGCCTGCGACAACGGGCGCCGGCCCTCCTCCAAGGTGTAGACGGATCCGCCGTCGGTATTCGCCTGCGTGATCACGAGGCGGCCTTTCGCGTCGCTAGTGACCAGGGCTTTGCGCTGACGCGCGAGCTCGAGCAGATGATTGAAAATCGTGTCCGTGGGCTGGATAGTGATCTTGTCGAAAGGCTCGTCTTCTTCGAGTCGAAAGTCGAGGTCGATCGCGAACCCTTCGAGCAATGACGTCGCGCGTTGCTCGAGCGTGACCTTTTTCGCTTCGTACGGTGGGCGCACGGTGGAGTCGACCAGATCTGCCGTGTGGCTCCAGCCCTCGAGGTCGAGCGTCACGCCGTTCTGGTCGATCGAGGCACCCACGGCATAAAGCCGGCCGGTCATCATGAGCTCGCCGCCAAGGTAACACTCGCATGGCTTGTACCCATAGGGTTTTACCTTGGCGATGAGCTCCTTGTTTCGTTCCGTTTGCCTCGTCGGGTCCCAAGGGATCGTCGCGGAGAACCCGTCGGCCACGGTGTCGATCGAGCGAAAGGCCTTGCCGTCGACCACGGGGACCTCGAGCCCTTCGATGATGATCGTGAAGTCATCGAGGTCCTTGCCCTCGAGCCGATCGGGTGCAGGCTCTTCGTCTTCTTCGACGGGAACGTTCTGCTCGGGAAGCCAAAGAACCTCACCGGGGAAAATCAAATTCGGGTTCCCACTGCGGAGCTTGGCCTTGTTTGCTTTCCAGATCGTTCGCCACTCGCGGGGGTTGCCATAAGCTGCGGCCGCGATCTTGGAAAGATTGTCACCGGGGACAATCGTATAAGGCCTGCCCGCAACGGGTTTAGGCATACGTCACCACTTCCGACCCGCGATCTAGAACAAGGATCCCGTTGCCGTCGAGGGCGTCGCCGAGCTTGTTCGCCTCAATAAAAAGGTCGAGCAGTTCGCCGTCAGCCCCGAGCTCGCCATAGGCTTCGAGCACGATTTGAACCGGGGTCTTGGGCTCGTCTAGGATCTGCCGTCGCTCGATCTTGAGATCTGGCGCAACCGCGAGCAGGTAACGCGTGGCCAGCGTTATGACGTTGTTTGCGTCAGCGAACGCCTGGCCGTTCGAGGCATACTGGAGATCCGCCGGCTGACCAGAAAAGGCCTCTTGCGTCGCGTCCAGGTTCGCTGTGATCGTGGTGAACAGATCCCCGAGGCGCCCCGCGAGGACGAGCGCGTCAGCCCGGGTGACGAGCGACGAGACGATCGCTGCTTTCGCGATAGCTCCAACGGCTGCGTTCAAGGCGAGCTCGTTGACCGCAACCCCGTTTTTGAGGATCTCGGCATCGCCAGATGAGGCAAGGCCCGTAAGCGGTAGCCGCTCGCTGACCGCATCGATCACGTTAGAAAAAGCGTCGAGCTTCGATGGGCCACTGCCAGATCCCAAAGCTGGAAGTTGGGCCAGCTGCTGTATTTGACCGGCCAGCGAGTCAGTTATGATTTCGGCTTGGGTGATCGTGCTCTGCAGCGCGGTTTGCGTAGCATTGACCACGCCGTTCAGCGCGTCGAGCGAGTCGAACAGGGGGCTCGTCGCGACGTCCATGATCGCCGCTACGGTGCTCGCCGCGCTCGCGATCGCGTTCGTCGCCGACGCCGCGGCCTGAGTTACGTTGTCGGCGAATTGTTGAGCGGCGCTTATGTTCAGGTCCTTGATCGCCTCTTCGGTCTTGCTCTGCAGCTCACGAGCGGTGACGAGCTCGTCAGGGTCGATCGGTTCGATCCATTCAGTATCGAACACTGTGATCCCGCCGCTCGCCACGGGTTGCACCTGCTCGGAGATCGAGATCAACTGCAGCTGGACGTACCCGTGGACAGGGTGAATTACATCCCAAGGACCCTTTTCTCGCGCTGCCTCGAAGAACGTCGCCGCGGTGAGGTCGTTGTCTTTGCCGTCGAAACTCAACGTCAACGGGTAGCGCGCGGAGTTAGCTTCGAGGTCCTGAACGACATTCCCCACGAGCTTCGGGTATGAAAAGATCCCGAGCTTTTTGTCAAAACTGCGCGCGTTCCCTTGCCACTTCGGCGAGAACTGTTTGCCGCTCGGGCTCGTCATCTCGATCGACGCGGCGAGCCTGGCGGCCCAGTCGTCAGGGCCCAGGCCGAGAAGATCCTTCACCTTGTCTATTGCGTCGCCGAGTCCCATGGTATCAGGCTCCGCTATTCTTCCCGCCCTTTGATCGCCAGTCGACGCCAGGGGCCTTGTGTCCGTTCACTGTGCTCTGCCCACTCGTCTCCGTCGCGAGGCCACTCGAGCTCACTACGTCGATCACTCCGCTCAAGTTCACGTTGTTTTGGCTCGCCTCGCGGTTCGCTCGATTCGGCGGCGGCGGTGGGTTGTCTGTGTTTGCGCCGAGGAGTTGCGCTGTGGTCGCGAAAGCGTCCCTGTAGCCCTGCGACGCGTCCGAGTAGTCTATGTGATCGGTCGGCTTGTAGGTCTCATCGATGCCGAACCATTTAGTGATATCTTCCCTCGACGGCAGCCCCGAAACGTCCATCCCGAGTGCGGCTTTCAATGCGCCCCACGCGCCAATGACATAGCTCACGGTGTCAGCGACTTGCGCCCTCATGCCGTACCAGACCTCACCGAACGCGTTGTCTATGTCGATCGCGATATTTGTCAACGACGAGCTCATCATACCGAAGAAGTCGGCGATCGCGTTCGTCGTCTCGTTCGTCCCGGCGTACATGCTATTGAGACCGGCTTGCCACGCGGCGACGATCTCGTCCCAATAGACTATCGCAAGGACGATGATCGCGATAAGCGCGATGATCCCGGCGATGATTAGGGTTACAGGATTCGCGAGCAAGGCGAGGTTGGCCGCCCACTGCGAAGCAGCCCAAAGCTTCGTGACCGTGGTGACACCGGTGACAACCGCGATAAACATCTCGACAGCCGCAGTCAGCGCGAGCGCGATCCGCAAAGTGGCCAGGGCTCCGAGGACCCCGAAGATCACGAACTTCCACTTGTCGAACCAGTTCCAAACACTCTTGACTGTCTCGACCATGGCCTTGATGCCATCGACGATCGGCATGACGTCGAAGTTCTGAACCGCTTTGATCGCCGACTCGAGCGCGTTCGGGAACCGATTTGAAAACGCCTCGATAACTTTCAAGCCGAGCTCGGTCAACCCTGACTTTAAAACCTTGATCCGGTTCCCGAGCGACCGACGCATCTCGTCGGCCATCTTCTTCGAGGCGCCCCCTGCGTCCTCGAGGCCCGAACGGAACTCTTTCAACGTTGGGATCCCGGTGTCGAGGATCGTCGCGATGCCCGACACCGCGTGCATGCCAAACACGGCGGAGATCGCCGCGGTGCGTTGCGCGTTTCCCATGCCCTCGGTCGCCTTGCCGAAGTCCTCGAGGATTGTGGCGACGTCGCGCATATTCCCGCCCGAGTCTTTGGCCTGAATCTTTAGCTGCTCGAGAACCTCGGCACCCTTGCCGACGGGTGCTATCAGCCGATCGATCGTGTTTTTGAGCGTGGTTCCCGCGAGCGATCCTTTGATGCCTGCGTTTCCCATAATGGCGGTCATCGCCGCGAAGCTCTCGAGGCTCTGGCCGGCCGTTGTCATGATCGGGGCGCCCATTTTGAAGGTCTCGAAAAGATCTTCCATCCCAACGTTCGACCGCGCCGCAGTTTGTGCGAAGACGTCCGTGATCCGCTGCAGGTTTTTGGCCTGAACTTGCGCGTCGCTCGAGGCCAGGCCGAACGCACCGATCGCGTCGGCCGCGACACTGGCGGACGACGCGAAATCAGAGTTGCTCGCCGTCGCGAGATCGACCATGACCGGCAGAGAAGCGATCGCCTGCTCGGCTGTGAAGCCGGCCGCGGCGAGGAACTCGAGGCCTTGAGCGCCTTCGGCCGCAGTGTATTCGGTCGCTGCTCCGACCTCGCGCGCCGCGTCCTTGAGCTTTTGCATCGTGCTCGCTGCCTGTTCGGCGCCGAGCTTGGACAGCTGGAATTTCGCGCCGGCCGAAACAAGCGCCTGGTCCATGTCAATGAACTCTTTGACAACGGAAGCGGCGCCCATGCGCATCGCGTTGAACCCTGCGGAGATCGCACCCGAGACGAGAACCCCGCCGACGACTCCCTTGAAAACGCCAGCTGCTCGGGAAGCGAGCCCGAAGGACTGGTCGGCTTTTTTGCCGAAACGATCGACACTCTTCGTCAACCTTCTAAGGTTGTCGCTGAGCTGATCATCGCCTCGGATCGCTACGCTGACCGCAAAATCGGGCAAGGGCTCACTTCCTTTGGGCATTCGCCTTTTCGGTCGATCTACGTTCCTCCGTGGCCATTACCTCGTGCCATTCGTTCCAGTATTTGAGCTCGTGGTATGGCATCTCCATGAGCTCTGACGGGCCGGCGCCGCGGAAAAACAGGTTCCCAAGATAGCGGTGCACGTCACCCGTCACACTAACGAAAAAACCGTAGATAGGGTCTCCGCGCATGTGAGGTCAACACCAGACATGCCGAGGAAAATCTGTTGCGGCTCCCTCGAGATCGCCGCGAGAAGCGCGTAGATCTTTTGATGCGGCGAGCCTTTGTCCACGTCTTTGATTGCCGTTCGAGCTCGACCCGTTACCTCGTAATAACGGACCTCGCTCACGTTGCCGACGGGCGTACGCAATCGTTGAAGGATCTTGATCCCACTCCCGCTCTCATCCTCGTCGATCTCGAGCCTGCCCTTCATGATGTTGCGGGTCAGGATGTCCTTAACATCATCGGCCACGGCTTGCGCATTGTCCGACTTTAGGCGCTTTTCGAGCTCGATTTCGTAGTAATCGAAAAGCTTGGCCAGCTGGCTATCAGCCACTTCGCGGCTTACAGAGTGCATTTTCAACTCCCGGTCTTCTGTTCTCGACTAGTTGCTATGAAGCAACGAAGGGCGCCCATGGTTCACGCGGTAAGAGCGTGAGCGTGCACCGATTCTCCTCGGTCTCGTAGGTCTCGTAATGGATGATCCCGGTCGTGCGATAGGTGTCGCCGGCCGCGTTCGTCCACGAAAGGCCATAGGGCGTCTTGGAGTCGTTGAACGACTCGAGCTTTAGGCGGTCCTCGGCGTTGCAGATCAGGATCACGCTTTCCACGTTGGGCGTGCGGCGCATTTTCTTGATCATCGGCTTGCCGCTCGTCGCGACGAGATCGTTCTCGTACTCGGTCGGAGTCACGGAAAAATTCGAATCCGCGGCTACGTCAAAAGAGATCCCGTCGATCTCGAGCGCGCCGTTACTTCCTGCCACGTCGTAAGCCATTGGTCACTGACTCCCTTCTTCGCTCTACGCGAGGAACACGGTTAGCGCTGTGTCGAAATCAACTCTCGTGTCGAGGATCCCGCCCTCGCCCGAGAGCACCACGGGCATGACCGAATCGAACCCGATCCCACCGGTCCGGATCGACACTGCCAAGTTCTCTTTTGTGAACGCAGCATTGAAGAGCCAGGCGCGCGATGCGAACGCGTCGGCAAGCGCGACGAGATCGGTGATGACCGAGCTCGAGGATCTCGCCTTGTCTTTGCTCAAGGAGTTACTGACCTTCGTCACGTCAGCGACAATCGAGACCCCCTGCCATTTTTCTTGCGCGAAGTTCGCCTTGATCGAGTTCAGGATGTTCTGGACAATCGAAATGTTCCGCATCGAGCGGTAGCCGTTCGAGCCCACGGGGACCGAGGTCGGATGGTAGAACGTCAGGACGTTCTGCATGCGGACGGTGAAACCGGTGTCCGCGATCGTCGGGCTGATCCCGGCTTTGACCGCGGAGTCACGGTTGTCGTATGTGTCCGTCCATCGTCCGACCGCCGCCCCGATCGCCACTTGACGCCCGGCGATGACCCCGGGAAGAAGCTTGCCCACGTAGGACTCTTCGGCGCGGTCATTGTTCGTTCTTGCCATGACACCGATCGCGATCGCGGCGATCTCGCTCGGATGGTTCGGCGAGTCGGGAACGGCGATGATTCCGTTTGTTCGGTCGGTCGACCTACCGGCAGTGCCGATGACAACGAGAGCTGCTAGGCCATCGGAACCCGCGTCGATGTCGCCCGTCAGGAACCGGAGCGGACGAGCGACGAGCTTGTCATAGAGCCCCGTCGCGTCGTTGCCCACGCCGTTGTAGGTCGAGATCGAAGTGAGCGAGGTCGCATCCTGCAGGTAGCCGTGGACGCCATCGGTGAAGTGGTTGGCGTTCGCTAGGTCCCCGGTGCCGAGGCCGTTCAGTGCGTTGGCCATGACCGGGGTCCCGGTTCCGCTGACGAGATCGACGACCGTCACCGCGGTGATCCCGGCGGGGAGCTCTTGGCCGTCGAAGATGTTCAACCGGATCTTGATCTCGTTGCCGTAGGTCCCCGTCGTTTTCGCCGTGACGTCGGTCTCTGCTGGCGTGGATCCATCGACAAGTGCGACCACGGGCAAGTCAGCGATCGCGTTGATCGCGGCAATCATTGCCGTGGTAGCTTGCGCAGCCGTGTTACCCGAGGCGATGCTAACCGGAACATAGTCACCGGCGACGTACAGGTGAAGCGTGCCAGCCGCCGTTGCGGTACCGGCAATGGTGATCGTCCCCGCGGCCTTTGCGCCCGCCACCTCGGCCTGTGGAACGCACCAACATTCGACGCCCTTGGAGCCAGCGAACACGGCCTTGACGAGCCGATGGAGCATGAAGCCGAAACCGAACCTGCTCCCTGCGTCTTCGGGGCTTAGGACCTGGATTGGTGTCGCCGCGACCACGGATGTTTTCGCCGGATCGTAGGTCCCGATCACAACGATCTTTCGCGCGAGCACTTCCGAGGCCGGCGCAAACTGGACGTTTCTGACGCTCACCGCGTTAGCCGCGGCTAAGCTCGTTGCGCTGATAGTCATGTCTTAGGCTCCTCTTTGCCGACCTCGATCGGCTTTGCGCCGACATCGATCGGCTGTTTCTTTTGTGTCCCGGGGAAAATGAAAACCCGTTTGTCCGGGTCGTACAAACTCGAGCCAAAAACGTGACGGGGCCCGTCCTCGATCGAAGCGTCGGACTTTGCCGTGGCCTTGAAAAACTTCTTATCCGCTTTGCTCGCGACGATCCGCACGTCATCTTCGGGTTTCTCGACCTTTGGATCCGGATCCTCGGGTTTCGTCGGTTTCGCTGGCTTGCGATCCGCATCCTCCCAATAGGCGTACTGATAGTCGAGTAATAGCAGATGAAAGTGGCTCGATCCGTTTGGCCCTTCGTGCTTGTGCACCGCATACACGGAATTGACGTCTAGTGAACAGGCCTCGGGGTCATACCACTTCGGCAAGACCTCGGAAAACACGTCAACGGTTTGATTTCCGACCGCCTCGACGCGCTTTACGAAAGCAACCCGATCCTCGTCGCTAAGCGAATTGAGGTAGTCGTTTAGCGTCACTAATAAACCTCCCCGACCTTCGCGCGTCCCTCGTGGGTGTCGCCGGCTACAGGGTCGTCCACGTCGCCCTCGATGAGCAAGTCTACTAGGATGGATCCGACGTACGCGGGCTGACCTTCGGGGGGCGTGGGTGCTATTGCCGCGGCGCCGGTGAGGCCCTCCATGGCCACCACGTTGTAAATGATCGTCGCGCTCAGTACGGCAAGCGCGCCGCTCGGTAACGGGTCGTCTTTTTGCACGCGGGAGATCCACCGATTAGAGACCTTGAGGTCCCCGAGCGTTCCATCGTCGAGGCGCGTGGCCTCGTTGTCCATGAGGACCTGGTAGACAGTATCTATGAAGCTGTCCATGTGAGCATCGACCGCTTGCGCCGCGGGGACGAAAGCGGCGATCGCCGTGGCTTTTTGCTGGTCCGTGGACTCGGGGTTATTGAGCGCGGACAAGTCACCGTTAGCTCGTGCCGAGCATAGGAGCTCGACAGCGAACTCCATCTCGTGGCGCACGGGCCCGCGGGGGCTCGAGCCGCTACGCGGGAACGATCCAGAGCGGTAGCTCACCGAAACCTTGCGGCTCGTCCCTGCTACCGTATCGGCCTCTGTGCTCTGTCCCTGGTAGCCCGTGACCCGATAGCCGCCCGTGGTCGACGAAGCCCCGAGGATCGTAACCAGGGCAGCTTTGGCTGTGCGGAACATCATAGTCATGTGGGTGTTTGCTCAGTCTTGGTCAAATAAAACCGGATCATACCGAGCGAACGGCCACCTTGAAACGACTGGTCGAAACAGAAGTAGGTCCCTTTCGTCGCATCCTCGCGAGGGTTCTCTGGGATCCGAATCACGAGGCGCTCCCCGGGAGATGGTACGGGATTAAGCGAAGAGCGACGGACCACGACAACCGGATCGGTGACGTAGACCATCTCTCCCGTTTGCGGATCCTCGCCAGTGCGATCGTAGAGCACTTGGGCTCGCACCGTTTGAATCGCGCCGTTCGGGGTTTGGATCTCCACTGGAAGGGAAAAATCCCCTTCCAGTGAAGTAGCCAAAAACTCTTCGCTCAATTTCCGCAGATCGACCAAGGCTAGTCCCTCGCTGGCTTTTCAGCCCTGGCGTTGTGCTCGGCCTTGTGCTCGGCCTTCTGATCTTTCTTTTTCACGGGCGGGTCGATCCACTCAATGGATTCGACACCGTTTCCAACGTACACGGTCATTGCGATTTTCCCGTCCGCTCTCATGGTTTCCTCCCGCGTTTAGGCTTTCCCTTCGGTTTGCTACCCGTCCAGCTACCGAGATCGATCGGCCCGTCGTGCTCGTCGTGTTCCTCGAGCTCGTCGTGTTCCTCGAGCTCGAGGGCCTTGGGTTCGACGAGCTCGAGCTCGTCGTGTTCCTCGAGCTCGAGGGCCTTGGGTTCGACGAGCTCGAGGGCCTTGGGTTCGACGAGCTCGAGGGCCTTGGGTTCGACGAGCTCGAGGGCCTTGGGTTCGACGAGCTCGAGGGCCTTGGGTTCGACGAGCTCGGTAACAGCGATCTTGCCGCGTGAAACGAGATCGGCGATCTCCGCCTCGGTGAAGTAGCCGTCGGGCACTACGTCACCGAGACAGAAAAGCCCGCCGTTTCTCCGCATGCGCGGCGTGCTACTCGCCCACTTCACCGTCATGGCGTAGTGTCGATGACGTAGAAGCCATCGGTCAGCGTCGGCGCGAAGATCGGCGCCGACTGCGTACGGATCGTGAGACCAGTTCGACGGCTGTCCAGGTACGCGTCGAAATGGAACATGCGCAAATCGATCTGACCCATCGAGCCCTTCACGTTCGGCGGCAGGGGGCCAGCCATCGGGCCGATTCCGAGGTAGTATTGCATCTCGGCGATCTCTTGCGGGCTGTAGTCGAGTCGCTCGTTCGGGCCAAAGTACGCGTCACAGCGGGTCTCGGACGAGAACACGATCGCGCGCTCCGCGGGCATGTACGGGGTCTTTGTTCCGCTCGAGTCATCGTACCACTCGTCGTAGGTGAACACGTCCAGTTGCTTGCCGGAAGCGACCTCGAGCCGGCCGCGATAGTCGAAGCCGGCTTCGGCCATGAACGCCCACTTCGATGGCACTTGGCGGAGCCCGCCGAGCTCGACCATCTCGAAGCGTATGACGTTGGCGTCAGCGGTGATCTTTGTGTTCGCGCGAACGCCAGCGTAGGCGCTCGATCCGAGAATGAGGCCGTCAGCCCGGACCTTGCCGTTCTTGCGCAGCGCGAGGCAAGCGGTGTTGAGATCTCCGAGGATGTCGGTCGCGGCCGTGAGCCAGGCGCCGGAAGCCGCAACCGTGTGCGTCGACGTGCGCTTGAAATCGTAGAGCCATTCGGTCTCGGTCGCACCGATGATCGCCGGCTGCTTGCCGGTCAAGATCACTTCGGCGGCGAGGTACTCGAACAACCGGATGTGCTTGCGGATGTGTTCCCGGTGGGCTTTGAAAGCCTTCATGCGCAAGCGGGTTCGGCCGTCCATGCGCTCGTAAGCACTTTCGCCAGCGGTTCGCGAGCGGAGCTCCGCCGCGGAGATGTGGGTCTCTTCCTCGGCGAAGGGGAACCGGAAGGAGCGCGTCGAGAACAGCTCTTGGATTGCGTACTTCTTGGGGTCGATGTCGTGGGCGTACATCCCACGCGGGAACATCTGAGCGATCCGCTCGTTGCCGCGAACGATGTCAACGTCAACTTCGACGTCCTGGGCCTCGAAGATCCGCGTTCCGCCGCCAAGGCGACCGAACAGAGCTTGAAAACCAGTTGGGGTTGCGATGATGTCGCGCTCATCAAACACGCCGTCCATCGTCCGTTTGTAGATGCTCGGGGCAGTTGGGCTCAGTATTGTCATGGCAGGCTCCTTAGTCGTTTTCTTGTGCGTCGATCGCGACTGAATCGACTGCGATGATTCCAAGGTTGTTGACGAGATAGTCCTCGACTGTCGCGGCGAGGCCATTCACTTTGATGACCGAAGTCAGCGCCTGGCTGTTCTCGAACACCAACTGATTCTTGTCGACGTAGACAGGGAACCCACCTACGCAAACCTGCTTTTTGGTCACGTCGCCGGCGACGAGCGCCGCGGCGGAGATCTCGGTTCCAATGTAGATGCCGGCGGGGATCGTCGTGTAGACATCGCCCACGGCCGCGGTCACGGTACCGGTCCCCGAGCGCCCGTTGAGACCGACGGTCGTTCCGGACGAAATGTCGGTACCGGATCCGACTGCCGACAGAACGGAAACGGACGAGACCCCGAGGCCCTTTTTCAAGGACTCGATGCGCATGATCGTTCCGAGGCCATTGACGTCCACGACGCGGAACTTGCCGACCACGGACGCGTGGGAATTGATCACGAACGGGACCATTGTGTTGGCCGTCACCGTCGTGAAGTTTAGGCCAGTGACGTTGATCACTTCACCGTCGATCGTAACCGAGAACGACCCGTCGGTGATGTCATCCCATACGGTATAGGCGCCGGCGAGGGTTCCGCAGGTCATGAACCCGGAATCCTGGTAGACGTCCACGTCGGACAGCGGGACCCACTTGCCGGCGGAGTTCTTCGCAACGACGGTGTAGGGTGCGAGCACTGCGGCGCGGCCAGAATCTTGCAAGAAAGTCTCTTGACTCCGAACGACGCGATCGCCGCCGCCGAGGAAAAAGGGCTTGTTGCTGTTGTCGGTTATGGTCATGACTGTCATGGGTTATTCCCTCCCGAGCTGCGCGCGGAGCACGCTCACAGCGGACTCGAGCGACACGGCGGAAACGATCGACCCGTCGGCCGGGGTTGCGGACTCGAGCGCGCGGGGCTCGGGGCCCCCGGCCTCGGATGAAGCCAGCTTGGCTGCTTCGATCACGGCGGTTGCGTTCTGAGAATCGAGCACGGCCACGGCGCCCTCGAGCGCCTTGGCGTGCTCGTGACCGGACAGCACCCGCGCCGCGATCTCTTTGATCACGGCGGGGTATACGTTCGAAGCGAGGATCGGGGCAACGGCTTCCATGCGCGCCTTGAGGTCGGTTTGCGCGGCCGCTGTTTGCCCGAGCATCGTTTCTAGCTCGGCAATTCTGGCCTCTAGCTCTTTGCTCATGTCGTTCTCCATTTCGGCCGCGCAAAGCGGCGCATCTAGGTCAGCCGTGGCATCATGCCCGGCCTCGTCTGTGGCTCGGTCGTCGACGGCTACGGGACCCACTTGAGCGAGGCTCGAGCTCGTCCCGAACCCATCAACAACTTCGTCTATCATCCCAACGGACATTGCGCTCGGCTTCGACTTGTCAGGGTCGATCGCGACGAGCATTCGACCACGGCCGAAAGTCGCTCGGACGGTGTCCGCTTCGATGCCGCGTCCTTCGGCAACCCGCTCGATAAAGGCCCGCTCGAGCGCGTCGACCTGATCTTGCACGATCGAGCGCCCGGCCTCGGTGCTCAAGTCCGGGCGCTTGTCGGGTGCGTTGCGTGAGACCACTGTCACCACGCCGAATTTGCGATCGCGATCTGATCGGTCGATGGCCACGGCGACCACGCCGATCGAGCCGGTCAGGTTCGCCGGGCTCGTCGCCACGATCTTTTGCGCGGCACTCGCGAGCCAGTAGGCGGCGCTCGCGACTCTGCCGGTATTGACCGCGGCGACCGGCTTCGTCTTAGCAGCTCGAGCAATGGCGCCGCGGGCCTCGTCGACACCGAACACCTCTCCGCCCGGGGAGTCGATCGCGAGCCGTATAGACTGGACTGCAGGGCTCTCAAGGGCCCCGGTCAAGGCGCTCTCGATCTCCCCGTACCCGGTACCGCCAAGGCCTAGCAACTGATCAATGAGATCGGGCCCCGCCTTGGAAAGAACGCCCTCGATCGCGATCGTCGCTACGCCGTTCGAGATCGAGAGGATCGGGGCTCGGTCTCGACCAGCGCCAAATAGAAAGGCCTCATGCTTCGGGTCGATCCCCGTGAGCTCGAAGCGCTCGCGACGAGACAGATAGTCCACGAGCGCCGACTCTTCACAGGCCCAGATCTGGTGAACGTTTCCGCTCATTTCGTCGCGACCTGTCTCGACCCCGCGGAGTCGCGTTTAAAATGCCAGCCGACTGTCGTGACCGCGATGTCCCCTGCGTAGTCATCCGCAATGTTCCCGGGGTCGCGGTAGAACCGGAACGTGACTTGCGGACCGACCGCAGTGAGCGCCGTCAGCGCGATCTCGCCAAGGTCAGCGAACACGATCTCATCCAAGACCGCGGCCGCGGTGAGCGACAGGACAACGGTTTTCGCTCCGGTGACAACCGTTGTCCCGTGAGCAACACGATACTCGAACCCAAGGAACACGCTACCGGCGGCAGCAGTCAGCTTGACTATATGCGCATGTGGAAAGATCGAGGTCCCGACTTGCCAGGCGTGCTCAAGCTCTTTGCTCGCGGGGATCTCGGTGATGCCGGCCGAATTTTGGAAGTTCGCCAACACGAGCCCTGTCCCTGGAATGGTGTAAGCCCTAGGTGCGTCATTGCCACCGGGGATCGTGATCGAGAGCACGTCGAAGTTTTGATCGTCCCAAAGCGGATCCGGATAGAAACCAGGCTTGAAGCCAGGCCCGATGTTCGAGGGCGCCGCGGAGCGGTATGTTCGCGCCTGGTCGGTCACACGTCCACCCTGACGCTACCCGCTGCGCCGTAGGCGTAGACGTAGACGTCAATCGCCGCCGCGGCGGAGATTGGCAACGAGATCTCTGACATGACCACGGCCTCGGCGAGCGCGGTTGGCGCCGCCTCGCCGGTCAGCCGGTACGTGTGCGCATATTGGCTCGGCGCCTTGCTCAATATGTGGACCTGACCAGCGGTTACCGAGGTCGCGACCTTGGTCCACGCGTCCTTAGTGCATACCGTCACAGCGGGGTTTGCCATTATTCGTTGCCCTCTTCCTGCTCGTCGTCCTGGTCCTTGTCCTGATCTTCCGCGTTGCGTGCTCCCGAGGCCCTCGAGGGCTCGGCCGGTGGCATAGGCGCGGGAGCCTGTCCCACTTTTTCCCACGGCGGGATCGGGTGTCCTTCGTACTGGCGCTCGAGCCGCGCGACGTTCTGTTTGTAGCGCGAGCCCGAGAAGTTCTGTGCTACCGCGTCGAGGCTTTGCGCGCCGAGCTTCACATAGATCTCGTCAGCCTTGGCGGTCTTGGCGGGGTCTATGTTCGGCATAGGAACACCCGACCACGCGCATTGAGTCCACGCCGACCGTAGAGCGGGATCTGAGAACCCTCGAGCCGTGACCCTACCCGCGGCGATCTCACCCCAAAGCCAAGCCGTATAAACAGCGTCAAGCAGGTCGGCTGCTTGCTCGTCGCGCCAGATTTGAGCAACGCGCCAAAAGAGCACGAGGCTCGCCCTCGACGCGCTGTAGCTGGCATTGAACCGCATCAAGACAACCTCGAGCGGGATCGAGTTGCTCGCACTCAGGTAAGCAGCGAACGAGTCTACGAACGAGTCGAAGTTATCCGCCGGAGCGGTGTTTGCAAACGGCTTAAGTTTCTCGCCCGAGTCGAGGCCGTAAACGACTGTCGAGCCCGGCGTGCCGCTCGCTGCCTCCTCGATCACTTGGTAGCTAAACTGAGTCCCAGTGTCGACCACGCTCGCCGTCGGGCTAACGTTGCTCGAGCTCGGGCCTGTTTTCGACTGAGTGATCGCCTCGAAAACATTGTCGCTCGGGCCGTTGTCGCCGGCCTCGATCGACAGCACGAGCTGGCTCTGGTTGATAGCTTTTTTGATATGAGCTGCTTTGAAGTCGGTCAGGTTTTCGAACTCTTGCAAGCAGTGACTAAATTCAGGAAAGCCACGAACCTGATTTGCATACTCGGCGCGAAAACCATGGAGCACGAGCGGCATACCGTTCGGCGCCATTGCTGGTATGCGTTTTGGAACGTAGTCTTTTCCTGTCCACTGATAAAAATGGTAAGCGACTTCGCGCCCGTGCTGGTCTCGCTCGATACCAGAGTCCAGGTAGTGACTGAACCCTGTCGTGCTCGTGAGGCCCGCGGTTCCCTGGATGTCATTCGGATCTACGAACCCAATTTGCAGCGGGTTTACGAGCCCCTCTTGCGCCCCGTAATAGATCCGCGCGAAATACTCGCCATCGCGGGTTTGGCTCACATTCGCGAAACGCTGCAGTTGATACAGGTTCATGTTGCCGGCGACGTCGACGCTCTTCTGGCGGGCCCACGCGTGGAACCGATCAGAAACGTCGTCGCCCCACTCAGCAACCTCGTCCCCTGTGAGCCCGAGCATCGCCGCTGCGGGCTCGGGAACGAGCCTTAGACCCCGGTCCACAACCGAGTCGGCGAGCCGGGTGACCATGGCCCGATACTCTACCGAGTCGTGGATGGCGCTTCGCGAGTTTTGGCGAAGTAGATAGTTGTCGAGAAGCGGTGAGACACCGTTCGCGGACAGCCCGTGATCCCACTTCGCACCAGTACCGGTACCGCCAGAGCGTAGAGCTCCGCGGCTCGGCTGCAGAAACGCGCTTATGCTCGTGGGCTCGGCTGCAGGACGTAGGAAGGAGTTCACAAGCGGGTTTGCCTCGCCTTGTCCGGCGCTTGAAAGCATCCGCTTGAAAAAGTCGCCGACTCGGCTCATTAGCACGGCCACGCTTTCCGCTTGAGATTCATGTCCACGAGCTGCTTACCGTCGAGGCGCTTATAGTTCGCCTCAATGCGATTCACGGCTCGCTCGCGCATCGCGTCGAGCTTGTCGATGTCGAGCTGCGTCACGCGCTGTTTGCCCTCGCCGGTGTCGAGCCAAAACTCAGAAGCTTTCGATACGGTGATCGCGAGTAGCGCCGTGTCGATAGCGGTGACGAGGGCCTCGTCAGCGTCGATACGCGCTTGCAAGCGGGCTCGCTTATCCTCTGAGGGCGTTGTCACGATGAAAAATATAGGACCAAAGGATATGGTGGGTCAAACTTAAATTGCGCATCTTGGCACGCAAAGTCTATTCGATTTTGGAATTGGGGGCGATGCTAATTTCCCATGCAGGAAACGTCACATGTCGAAAAGGGGTTGTGCTTCCGGCCGGTCTTGGGGCTTGCGCGAGGTTTGCGAGTCGAGATATTCGAGAACCTGCTTGTGACGGATCGCCTCGACTTGATGTGCCTTGGCCTTGCGTCGCTTGGCCTCCTCGCGGAGCTTGAGCACAAGATTGTCCAGGTAGATGTCGCAAGCGCACAGGTTCAGGACACGGCAGTCGAGGGCCTCGTTTCTGACGCCACTACCGCACGTGAAAGACCCGTCGATCTTTTTGGACTCGGCGGTCAGCATCTTAAAGTATTCGTCCGAATAATCGCGCGGGAACTGGGTTGCACCAGCGTTATGCCACTCGTCCTCGTTGCCCAGTCGGCGCTTTGTTGCATTGAGGTTTCGATAGGTGTGGTTTTTGTAATAGTTTGTGCTGATCGTGAACAGCACGATCTGACTCGTGCCGACCGATGATCGCTTGTATTTCCTCGCGTTAAGGGCGTCCATAACATCATCGTAGGCCAGGCTAGCCGCGTTCGTCTTGGCCTTGCGGATCCACTGGTAGCCCTTGCTCGGAAACGTATTGTCCCACGTTGCGCAGAACTCATACACCACGCTCGTAAGCTCACCATCGCCCGAGTCGACGAGGGTGAGCTGTACAGGAAAAGGCCGGTTGTCGGAACGGCGGTAGAACTCGAAGCCCCCGGCGGCGACAAACTCCGCGAGCGCTACCCACGCCCCGCTGCTCGTGTCGTTCACCGCGCCCTCGAAGCTGCGGTAGAGAATCGACCACGTTTTGAAGCCGGCGCCATGACCGCATACCTCGAGCTCGAGGCGCGCGGGGTTGGCCTTCTTCCGCGACTCGTCCTTGGAGTTTGAGCCGCGCTGGACGTCGATGCCGCAAGTTAGAAACAGCACCCCGTCAGGGACCTCCCCGGCCTGGTAGGACGTATTGCGCAGCTCGATAACGTCATTGACCTCGGGCTTTTGACCTTGCTCTTTGTAGGGCTCGCCGAGCGTCAGCGTTTGGAACACGCGTGGGCCATCGAGGGGATCGTCGATGCTCTTTAGGTACTCGCGCCAGATGTCAAAGAAGCTCATCATTCCAGCGGGCGAGTACAGGCTTGATATGTGGTAGGACCGGAAGTTTTTTTCCTGTGCTCGTGTGCTCGGTTCCCAGTAGCCTGACTCGAGCAGTGGTTGCTTTTGGTGGTCTCGGATCGGCTCGCGGCAATACTCGCAAAGATAGTACACGTCGACGAGCTCGCCGGCCCGGGACTCCCCGCGCATGCCATGAGTTGCTTGTTCACTGCCAAAGGTCAGCGCCATATGCCGTTTGCAGTATGGACACTGGACGAAGAAGTAGCGCTTATCCCCGCGCTCGAAGCGCTTCTTTATGACGCTCGTCTCGTCGGTACCAGGCGTCGAGAAATCCATCACCTTCCGCCTGTTGCCATAGGCCCGCGTTCTCGCGAAACTGACATCGATCCACGAGCCCTCGCCAGTCGACAAAAGTCCGGGGGCGCCGTCGACCTCATCTCGGATCAAGATGCGGACGGAATCCGATCGCATGCTCGGCGCACTGTTCGCGCTGGCAAGCGTGAGCGCTCCGCCGACAAACTCCTTCTGGAAAATAGTGTCGCCTGATCTCGCCCTGCTGTTCGCGCGGCCTTGGCTGTAAATCTTATGCCGCATGCCAACGGAATCGATCGCAGGATCGAGGCGCGTTAGCATCCATTTCTTCAAGAGATCTTGCGTAGCCGACATATACATTACCTTCGTGGGTACCAAGTCCATCCAATACAAGGTGATGTTTTCCGCGGCCGCGGTGAGACCGATTTGAGCGCCTTTCATGATCGCCTGCTGCT